GGACGATGGCGGTACTGCCCGAAGAGCGTTACATCTTGGTTCCGCCCAAGCCTGTTCTTGAGGAGTACGCCGAAGACCGGACAGTTGAGGCCGAGGCAAGGATCAGGGCGTCATGAAGCTCGCGACTTTCGTGAAAACCCCAGCCGAGCGGAAACGCTACGCGATTGATTACAGCGACTGGCTGGACACGGGCGAGACCGTTGTCTCCACCAACTTCCAAGTCACGCCAAACGTGCCAACGACAGGTCTTGTCGTCGATGCCGTGTCGATCAGTGCCAGCGGCCAGGAAGTGGTCTTCTTCACCTCATTCGGATCGAACAACGTCACATACACCGTCGATGTCCAGATCCAGACCTCCGGGGGTCAGGTGAAGGAAGACACGGTGGTCTTCTCCGTCCGCGACGCATGAGGGGCCACCATGGAAGAGATCCAGCGCACCATCGGTAACTTCGAAGCGAAAATCGATCGCCTCGAGAAGGATGTAGCAACCCTGGTCAGAAACCAGACCGAGATGCTGCAGATCCTCCACCAGGCCAAGGGTGGCTGGAAAGTCATGGTCATGGTGGGCGGCGCGGCCTCCGCCATCACCGTCGCCTTCTACAAGCTGCTCAGCTATTTCTGGATCATGCCCCGATGATGAAGCTCGGTCCCAACGGTGAGAATCTCATCAAGGAAGGTGAGGGGCTCGTCCTCTACACTTATGACGACGCCAACCCCGGCAAACCGTTTCTGAAGGGCAAGCCCAAGGGTGAACTCACCATTGGCTACGGCCACACGTCGGCTGCAGGTAGCCCGAAGGTCGTGCCGGGCATGAAGATCACGAAGGCCGAGGCCGAGAAGATCTTCAAAGCCGACATCAAGAAATATGTGGACGAGGTCAACGCGCTGGTTACTCGCGAAGTAATGCAGAACCAGTTCGATGCGTTGGTGTCCTTCCACTATAACACTGGCGCACTGGGTAAATCGACGCTCCTCAAAAAGGTGAACGCCGGACAGTTCGACCAGGTGCCCGCTGAGTTCATGAAGTGGGTGAACGACAATGGTCGGATGGTTCCGGGTCTTGTTAATCGCCGTCGCGCTGAAGTGGCTCTGTGGCGGAGCGTGCCGGTTGACGTTCTTGCGCCTGCTTCTCAAACGGTCGACGTGCCCCAGCCAGAGAAGCCGATTACGAAGTCTAAGATCGCCAACGCCTCCGTTGGCGTCGGGCTGATGGGTGGGCTCGAGGTCGCCAACCAATTCAACACCGCTGTCGCAACGGCTTCGGCCACGCACGACAGTGTCGGAATTTTGACAGTGTTGACGCGCTCGCCCACGTTCTGGATCGCACTCGCTATTCTCGCGCTTGCTGGAGCCATCTGGTATTGGCGTCGTCAGATGCTGCAGGAGACGGGAGCGTAACGGTGCCGATACTTGCGTGGGTGCTCTCGCCAATCGGTCGTTACGTTGCTATATTCCTGGCGACGATTGTATTGCTGGGTGGGCTCTACTGGAAGTTTCGCTCCTCGATTGAGAGCGACGTCAAGGTCGAGATCATGCAGGACAGCCTGAAGAGGATCGAGGATGCGGTTCGTGCTGGTGATGCTGTCGACACTCGCCCTGAGCGCCTGCGCCAGCCAGACAAAGCCTGCCGTGACTGTGAGTAGCGTCTGTTCGATTTGGCCGGTGACGAGCTGGTCGAAGAAGGACACCGACGAGACGATCAAAGGCAACAAGTTCAACAACGCCCGCCGTGCGGGCTTCTGCGGAGAAGAGTGATGGCTAAGACCACGAAGCGCATGGCGATCATGGACAAGGGCATGGATAAGAAGGCTCCGGCCAAGGGCGGCAAGATGCCGATGGCTGAGAAGGGCGGCAAGAAGATGCCTGCCTTTCTGATGAAGATGAAGAAGGGCAAGTGATGCCCAAGAAGCCGACCAAGTCGCGCGTCAACGAGGCCGGGAACTATACCAAGCCCGGCCTCCGCAAAGCGCTGTTCGAGAAGATCAAGAGCTCGGACGTGCAGGGCACGAAGGCGGGGCAGTGGTCGGCGCGCAAGGCGCAGCTTCTGGCCAAAGAATACAAGGCCAAGGGCGGGGGGTACAAAGATTGAAAGCCCCCCAGAAGTCGCTGAAAG